CCACCGTGCGATAGCTCCGGCTGAAACCGGCGCACGGTAGGGTGGTGTTAGCACACTACAAACCATTTTCCTGTTAGCCCGAATAGAAACCCTCCCCCGGCCCCGCTGGGGGAGGGTTTCGCCTTAACCCCACACTTTAGGAGCACACCACAATGGCACGTATTCATGACCTCCTGGCAGCACTCACACCGGAACAGACGGCCCTCCTGCCGGAGAATTTCGTTGACGATGTGACGGCGGAGTATGACAAGGATTTGGACCTTTCCAACGCCGCCGTGAAGGAACGCGAAAACCGCATTGCCGAACGGGATGCGCTTATTGCCGATAAAGATAAAGAGTCCATTGCACTAAAGGCCGCGAACTGGGATATGCTTCAAGCAATTCCGGCGAAAAAGGCGGAGCCGGAGGACGGCGACGATGAACCGGACGGCGACGAACCCGACGATGACGACATTTTCGGTAACTAGGTAAAGGAAACAATTTCATAATGGCACTCGACGTACGGCCCCTCAAGCCAACTGAGAATTGGCAGATGCTCAACTACATTCGCAAGAATGCCTCCCCCGATTATCAGGACCGCATTCCGGCCGCGACAAAGGGAAAGATTCAGGCAACCATTAAGGCCCTGGACACTTACCAGCCCCAGGCCAACGAATTCCACTCCCTGCTGATCAACAAGGTTGGTTTGCAGATCATCCGCAACACGTCGTGGACCAACCCCATGGCGCCGTTCAAGCGCGGCATGCTCACCCGTGGCGACACGATTGAGGAAATCGCGGTAGGCATCATCAAGGCCACCACGTACGACCCGGACCGGGAAGAACTGGAAAAGGAACTTTTCGGCACGTCCAAGGTGTACGTCGAAAACAACTTCCACCGCACCAACCGGCGCGACAAGTACAAGATCACCATCAACAACGTCCTCACCGGACCGGCATTCGACACCCCGAACGGTTTGCAGTCGCTGATTGCGGCGGAAATGGCCGCGCCGGCCACGTCTGACAACCTGGATGAATTCCTGCTCATGACCCAGCTGTTCGCTGAGTATGAGGCCAACGGCGGATTCTACAAGGTGCAGATTCCCGACGTGATCGACATGGATTCGGACGGGACGGACGCGCGCCGTGCGCTCCGCACCATCCGCGCCATTACCGAGACGCTGCCGTTCCTGTCGACCAAGTACAACGCGGCGGGCATGATGTCCCACGCGAACCCGGACGATCTGTATCTCTTCCAGTCGCCGGAATTCGCCGCCGCCATCGACGTGGAAGCCCTGGCCGGTGCGTTCAACATCGACAAGGCCCGCATCAACGAGCGCACCGTCACGATTCCGCAGGAACGCTTCGGCATCGACGGTTGCCAGGCAATCCTCACGACGAAGGATTTCTTTGTTGTCGCGGATACGGTATTCCGCACCGAAACGCTGTGGAACCCGTCCGCACTGCATACGAACACGTGGCTTCACCACCACGGCCTCATTTCCGCCAGCCGGTTTGTTCCGGCTGTCATGTTCACTAGCCACCGTGGAGACGAGCAGCCCGTGATTCAGACCCCTGTCACCTCCGTGACTGCCGTTGCCGTGACCAACCGTGCCGGGGACGCCGTTACTGACGTGCAGCGCGGCGAACTGTACAGCCTGTACGCCGAAGCCACCACCACCCCGGCCGGCGGGGATAACAACGCCGTCCGCTACACGCTCTCGGGCAACACCTCGCAGCGTACGTGGATCAGCATGACCGGCGTCCTGCACGTCGGCGGCGACGAGGGCGCAACCAGCCTGTCCGTTCAGGCGATTGCTACCTGGACTGATCCGAAGGGCTTGCAGAAGGATGGTGTCAAGTCTGCCGTCAAGACGCTCACCGTCTCGGGCGACTCCACCGTATCGTGGCCGATTGCCGGTGATGCGTCGCAGGCGGTCACGGGGATCACGGTTGAGGGTGTCGCGGTTTCCCCGACGTTTGCACCCGGCACCACCGCCTACACCGTTATCGTTCCGGGCGGCACGACTACCCTGGATGAAATCGTGGTGACCGGCCCGGATACCGGCGACGTTCTCATTGAACTCAATGAGGCTGGCGACGTGTTCACCGTCACCGCGAACAGCGCGCCCGGTGATCCGGTGTACACTGTCACTGTGAACTAGTTCAATCCCCATGATGGGCTAGTTCCGGGGCTGTGGCGCTCCTGACAAGAAAGCCCCTCCGCGCAAAGCGGAGGGGCTTTCTTGTGTCCGCGCTTAGCTAGGTGCGTCAGATTTCTTGTTTCATAATATTGGCCGTGCTAGTGACGTGTATCGTAGATACCATGAATGAAATTGAGGAATTGCCGCAGACCCGTACTCACGGTCTTGATTTTAACTACTCCCTTTGGGGTGCCCGCACCCGCATTAGCTTGCATACGGTGCCCTGGAATTCGGATTACCGCGACGTCGTGCGATTCGAGAACCCCGCCGCCCTGGATGATTGGTTGTTGAATGATTCCGGCCCACAGATCACCATCCAAAACGCCACCTACGCCCGCTTCGGCCAGCCCATTGCCCTGAACATCCCGTTCAACGTCGCGCAGCGGTACAACTACCTCCGGGCGTTCAACCCCGCGCAACCCGTCGACGGCGACATTGACCGGGCATTCTACTACTTCATCGGCGCACCCGAATACGTCAACCCGTCAACTACCCGCTTCATGGTGCAGCTTGACGTGTTCCAGACTTTTGGCTACGGCATTTCGTTTGGGAACTGTTATATCGAGCGGGGCCATATTGGCATTGCGAACGAGAACCAGTTCAACGACTTCGGGCGCGAATTCCTCACCATCCCCGAAGGCCTCGACGTCGGCGGCGAATACCAGATCATAGACCAGTGGTCCACCACCCTGGCAACCGCCCGCAACGTCTCAGCGGACACCAACGCCTACAGCATCATGGTCACCAGTACGGTGAAGCTGGATGTTGACCCCGGCACCCTGTCCGATCCGAAACTGAATTCTTCCGATGGTTCCCTGTTGGAGAATCTTCCCAACGGGGCCGAAACCTACATTTTCGACACGCTCAATGACTTTCGCGCATTCCTCACCGCGTTCTCCGATAAGCCGTGGATTACTCAGGGTGTGATCCGTATTGCGGCTATCCCGTCCATTGACTTCTACCAAATGAACACCAGCCCAGTAACCATTGCCGGCGTGTCCATGCATTCCGTCAACGCCGGATCACTGTCCAACCGTAAAGTGCAAATGGCGACCAACTGGCGCAACGACGTCGTACTGGGCCACGAGGGCCGCTACAACCATCTGAAAAAGTTCCTGGTGCACCCGTACAGCGCAATCGAAATGACCGCCTACACCGGTACACCTTTGGTGATCAAACCGGAATCGTGGAATGATCCCCACGCCACCGTTATCGAGGTACCCCACTTCGCGGAACCCGGGCCGCGCCTTCTGTTTTATCCGTACCGGTACAACGCGGCATCGCCCGGCGTTGACCCGGTAACGGACGCTTACGGTGTGTTCAATGACGGCGGCGAATTCTACGACTTCGCTACCGGCATTTTCAACTTCCCCACCTTCTCACTCGTCAACAACGGCTACATGGGATTCATGGCGTCCAACGCCCACAGCATCCCGTACCAGCATCAGAGCGCGGACTGGTCACAGCAGCGCGCCATGCAAGGCAATGAGGTAGCCGCAGCGCAGGCGACGGCAGGAATCGCAACCTCCCAGGGCGTGAATCAGCAGGGGATTAACGCGGCCAACCAGCAGGCCAATCTTGCCAACCAAACGTCTGTGTACCGGGGCGCGCAAAACGTTCTTACCGGAGGTTTGCAGGCTGGCATGAACGGGGCAGTAGCGGGACCGGCTGGCATGGCGGCGGGTGTTGCGATGAACGCGGCAGGAACCGCCGCGTCCGTTGCTATCGAAGCGAACCAGCGTAACCAGTCCACCGGCATCGGCAACACCCTCTCAGCGGGCGTGAACCGTTCACAGAATGAACTCTCAGGCTTCACACGGGATACCAACAAAACGTATGGTGATTTTGCGGCTCAGGGCGATTATCAGAATGCCATCGCGGGGATCAATGCAAAGGTGCAGGACGCGCGGCTGATCCAGCCAACCACGAGCGGGCAAATGGGCGGCGACGCGTTCAACCTCGCAACGTATAAGTGGGGTTATGATCTGAAGCTCAAAATGATTCAGCCGTCCGCTATGGCGGCGAATGGTGAATACTGGCTACGGTATGGTTATGCTGTAAACAGGTTCGGTAAAATGCCGGACAGTCTGCAAGTAATGGAAAAGTTCACGTACTGGAAAGTCCGTGAAACGTACATTACGGCGGCTGAATGTCCCGAAATGTTTAAGCAGGCAATCCGGGGTATTTTTGAAAAGGGTGTGACCGTGTGGGCGAATCCCGCCGATATCGGCACCATTGACATAGGGGACAATGCTCCCTTGGAAGGTGTGATCCTCTAATATGGGACGTACTGATTTGGTTCTCACGAATTTTTATAATCCGCATTTGAACGCGGGAAAACGTCAGCGAAACCCCGTGAAGGATCAGCAGGCGTTCACGGAAATGATGCTCCGCCGTGTCATTTCGGAAATGTGCATGAACCGTTTCGAATGGAAGGGCCTCCCCGACTCCGTAAACCCGCGTTTCCTGGAATTGGAAATCTTCTACCGGGGAATGTGCGTCTACTACCACGACAAGCTAACCGGCCAGGATGTTGTGGCGCAGGGCGCAAACGTCGGATACATGAACGCCTTTGATGAGCCAACATCCTTCACCGTGATCGGCTCGAACCGTCAGCCGCTGGAATTGTCCGTGAAAAAGGCTGTACCGATTTACGCGAACTATTTGCGGACGCCGGAGACTGATGTTGTGGAAATGTACGCCATGAAGATTGCCAAGTTTGACAGGACTATCGAAATCACCGGCGACAACATGCGGCAACCAAAGGTCATTAAAGCCAAGGAAAATCAGCGGCTCACCATGTCGAACCTCAACCGCATGCACGAGGAAGGGCAGGGTGTGATCTTCGCGGCAGACACGCTCAATCTGGACGATATTGAAGTCCTGGATTTGGGCGTTCCCTCCGGCTACCTCTCCGACCTCCAAACAGCCCGCACCCGGCTATGGAACGAATGCATGGGCCTATTGGGAATCAACCACGCCAACCAGGACAAAAAGGAACGGCTCGTGTCGTCGGAGGTTGGCGCGAATGATGAGCAAGTGGACGCCATGAAAAACGTTGCGTTAAATTCGCGGCAACGCGCAGCGAAACAAATAAACGACATGTTCGGACTAAACGTATCTGTTGACTACTTCAAGGAGCCGGA